AATGACTTGTTTTATTCGTTAATGAATAAAAATAGAATAGTGACACATCCAGAAATGTTTGATGAAAACGGTAATATTATACCAGACGAAATTTTGGCAGTACGATTTGAAAACAATTATGACGACAACGACGACGAAGAAGACAGAGACTGAACTCGAAATTCTTCCTACAAATCCATTTGTGTTTGAAATCCTTGCTCTTGCTTCAAAACAAAGGTCAAAAGCAAAGAAAGTAGAAGTACTCAAAACATACGAACACGATTCATTAAAAGCAATTTTTATTTGGAATTTTGATGAAACCGTAGTATCTGTTTTACCAGAAGGTGATATTCCTTACTCTAATCTTAAGGAAGATTTTAAAGTAAGTGGAAATCTTTCCGATAGAGTAAAACAGGAAATTGAAACTATGGAACACTACTCCACTACGTCGATGGGAACAATTCAAGATAGAAGTGGTAAAACAACTCTTCGTAAAGAATTTACGATGCTTTATAATTTTGTCCGAGGTGGTAACGATAGTTTAAGTTCTATTCGTAGAGAAATGATGTTTATTAATATGCTTGAAGGACTTCATCCTCTGGAAGCAGAAATTGTTTGTCTTGTAAAAGACAAAAAACTTGAAAGTAAATATAAAATTAATAAGGATATTGTTTCTGAAGCATATCCTGATATTCAATGGGGTGGAAGGTCCTAATTACAAGGAAAATAATTATGAATATTTTGAAAAAAGATTGCGATCCAATTGATGCAAAAGATGGAAGTCTTCCTATCAACTCTTATCTTGTAACTTATCTTGTAAAAGATAAAGAGAAGTATGATATAGTGCAAGCAGGGGGTAAGGTGGAAATTTTTGATAATTATTATGATGAATATGGTAAAGGTGCAATTAAAGAAATTAAATGGACTGATGGAAAAGTAAATCCAAAAGTTTATGGTTTTGTTCCAAAAGAAACGAAAAAGAGAAAATAATGGTATTAAATGTTACAAAAATAATTAACTAAATAATCTGACGTTCATTTGCTATTTGCACATTGCAAATACAGACGGAAGTAAGCCGACGCGGAACGGATCGTTCAGGATTATTTCAATCCCGCAAACGCCGACTGAAGGAACGCTCTTTAATTTAAACAACTAAGGAGAAAACCTAATGTCACAAGTGGTATATCGTGGTGTCCCTTATGACACCGAATTACGTAACCAAAAACAAGATCAACAACAACCTCAACAATATAATGCACAATATCGTGGGGTAAAGTATGTAAAGGAGGTTGAGAAAAAGTGAAAACTAAAAACAACTGGCAATTAGTTTTAATCAAGCAACAAAAAGAAAAAGAACAACGTAAACATCAAGCAAAACTAGCAATGGCAATGCGTTGATTTAACAGGAGGGATTGATTCCCTCCTTTTTTTATGCTAAAATAAAGGGAGAAAATTTTATTATATGGATAGAGAAAAAGTTAAACTGATTATACGGAATATGGAACTGCTTTTGGATTCTTTAAAAGTAGAAATTTATTCAAACGTTCAAGCAAATAAAGTAGAAAGTAATCAAGAAATTATTGATTACGATGAAGTATTTGAGGATAATGATGACTAGCAGATCGAGGCAATTAGTTAAACTACTTAAAAGATTAATAAAACAGGAACATTTGTATTCAGACAAACAACTGAAGGAAATGAAATCACAATTAAAAGTTGTGGAAAATGAACTTGTAGAATTGGAAAAACTCACATCAAAAGGATTTGGAAAGAAATGAAACCAATTAAAGCAAAAGACCTTCTTGAATTGGATAAAGAAATGAAAGTTGTGATGCTCAATCAAACACAACTTCCACAGACTCTTGTTTGGCAAGGAGGTAAAAATGATTACTCAGAAGAACCTATTCATACTAAGTGTCCACCAAATGAAAAAGAGTGTGGTAAATGGGTTATTGAGCAACTACTTGCAAATGAACGTGGGCACTGGGGTCCATTGGAGCATCCTGCGATTACTTTGGACTGCGTTGGATTTGTTCATAATGTAATGGTTCAGGCACGAACTCATCGGGTTGGTGTAAGTTTTGATGTTCAATCTCAACGTTATACTGGTCGTCGTGTTCTAAAAGTTGCCAAGGGTGAACTGAAACCCCAGGAAGTTTATTATGTGCGTCCTCCTGGTCTTTATTTAGACCGCAAGGCACATAAGTATGAATGGACTATGGAAGATTACGAAAGGCAGTTAAAGTTCTGTCTGTCGGCATCTGAGAGATATGCAGAGGGTTATGAGAATCGTGGTATGGCAGAAGAACATCTTCGTGATTATCTTCCTCAAAATATTCGTCAGAACTTTGTAGTCTCATTCTCTCTTCGTGCTGTGCTACACTTTCTCGATCTTCGTGCAAAGTTGGACGCACAGGTAGAAATTCAGGCACTTTGTGAGGCAATGGTCCCTATCATTAAAGAATGGGTTCCTGAGATTTTTAGTTACTATGAAGAGAAGCGTCTTCATAAAGCACGTTTGAGTCCTTAATCTAAATAACCATACACATTATTAAAATTTATGGCAATATATCCCATTATTCATAAAGAAACAGGTGAAACGAAAGTTATTGAAATGAGTGTCAATGATATTATGCAGTGGTATAAAGACAACCCTGAATGGCAGAGAGATTGGTCTCAGGGTTGTGCCTCACCAGGAGAAGTTGGTGATTTATTAAGTAGACACGTTAGAAGAAACCCTGGATGGAATGATGTCCTTCACAAGGTTTCGAAAGTTCCAGGTGCAAATGTAAAACCAATTTAACTATGGCAAGAAAAAGAAGAAGCAATGACAATCATCCAATTGGTATTGGGATGACTGCAAAACAAATGAAAAAAAGAAAACCAATTAGTGCTGACTATTTGGTTGATGTTGAACCCCTTACAGAAAATCAAAAGAAACTTTTTGCAGCATATGAAGAAGGTAAGCATTTAGTTGCCTATGGTGCTGCTGGCACAGGTAAAACGTTTATTACTCTTTATAATGCACTTAGAGATGTATTAGACGAGACAACACCATACGAACAAATTTATGTTGTTCGTTCTCTTGTAGCAACTCGTGAAATTGGTTTTCTTCCAGGAGACCACGATGATAAGTCTGCTCTTTATCAAATTCCTTATAAGAATATGGTAAAGTATATGTTCCAGATGCCAAGTGATGCAGACTTTGAGATGCTTTATGGTAATCTCAAATCTCAAGAAACTGTAAAGTTTTGGAGCACCTCATTTATTCGTGGCACAACTCTTGATAATTCAATTATCATTGTTGATGAATATCAAAATCTTAATTTTCACGAATTGGATTCCATCATCACTCGTGTTGGTGAAAATAGTAGAATTTGTTTCTGTGGAGATGCAACTCAAACTGATTTAGTAAAGTCAAATGAAAAAAATGGTATTGTTGACTTTATGAATATTTTAAGAAAGATGGATTCATTTGACTTAGTTGAATTTGGTATTGATGATATTGTTCGTTCTGGACTTGTAAAAGAGTATATCACTGCAAAATTGGAACTTGGATTGTGATGTTTAATTTCATTGATATTGAACTTCCTCAACTTGAGAGGGAGACTATTGATGGAGTTCGTTATTATAAAATTCCTGATAATGGTGAATTGCTTCGTTTTGCTTCAATTACATCTGTGACCAGTCATAAGAACCGTCAGTTCTTTGCTGATTGGAGAAACAAAGTAGGAGAAGAAACCGCAAATAAAATCACAAAGCAAGCAACTAGTCGTGGAACTGATATGCATACTCTTTCCGAAATGTATTTGAAGAATGAGAGTTTGCCCTCTGACGTTCTTCCAATTTCACAAATGTTATTTGGAATTGCGAAACCTTATTTAAATAAGATAAATAATATTCACGCACTTGAAAATTCTTTGTATAGTAAGGTTTTAGGTGTTGCGGGAACGGTTGATTGTATTGCAGAATACGATGGGGAATTAGCAGTTATTGACTTTAAGACCTCGAAAAAACCAAAACCAAAAGATTGGATTGAACACTATTTCGTTCAATGTGCTGCTTATGCTTGTATGTTATATGAACTTACTGGTATAATGGTAAAGAAATTTGTAATCATTATGGCTTGTGAAAATGGAGAATGCGAAATTTATGAAGAATACGACAAAGGAAAGTACATTAAGTTACTCACCGAATATATTAGAGAATTTGTTAGAGATAAACTTCAGCAGTATGAATGATAAACTCAAGGAAGAATTAAATAACAAATTTCTATGTCCTCAAAAGTTTGCTCAGGACATAGAACATATTGTTAAAGAATCTAAAATCAATTATATTGATGCAATCGTCACATATTGTGAAGAAAATAACATTGAAATTGATACTATATCTAAATTAGTTTCTAAACCATTGAAAGAGAAACTTAAAAATGATGCGACCGAATTAAATTTTTTGAAGAAAACTACTCGTGCTAAATTGCCATTGTGACTCCTTTTGATGTATATAAAACTTACTTAGCATTCAAAAATCATTTTACAAAAGAAAATTACGATTACTTTAAGTATTGTGGAAAGTCCAGAGCATCTCTGGACTCTTTTCATAAGAGAAAGGATAGATATTTCTTTGAACGAACTTCCAGACAGAAAAATGATGATGAAATCAAAGCATATTTTGTAGCAAATTTTGCTGAATGTAATGACACACAATCTTTATGGATTGGTGAAATTATCGAAAATGGAGAACAAATTTATACAAATTGGTTAAAGAAATCCCAAAGTCTTTTTTACTTATTCAAAACAGAAGCAGAAGTCTTTATTCATAAAGATAGTTTTGAAAAACTGTTTGAGATAAAAAATAATCAACATCCAGAAATTCTCAAAAAGTATTTTCAAAAGGCAATCAGTTTGGAAACGATGGTGATATTGGATATGATATTGGGTTATGTAAAAAAGTTTGATAAGAAATTAACAGACCCAGTGTGGGAAACCGTCAGTCTAAGAATTCGAAAATATCAACCATTCCTAAATATTGATATAGCAAAGTATAAAGAAGTCCTCAAGGAGATTGTTTTATGAGCAGATTTTTTGATTCAGAACAGGTCAGAGAATCTTTATTTGAACTTGATGAACTTCAACATAAACTTTTCAATGAATTATTGGAACTTCCTTTTTCTGGTTCGGATAAAAAAAGGGAACATCTAGAAACAATGAAGAATTTTTTAGAAAAACAAAAAGTCTTTATTTTTAGATTATCTCTATCCAATGATCCAGAAGCAATAGAAATGAAGAATCGAATTCTTGATTCCGCTAAAATGTTTGGATTGGAATCGGGAGACAATATCAATACGTTCTTTGCGAAAATGGAAGAGTCGATCGAAAACCTCGAAAAGACCCTTGACGACTGACCTCATACCTGCTATACTTAATACGTACAATACTTCCAATACTACTAATACGGAGAATACGAATGTCTTTTGCTGATCTTAAAAAGCAATCTAAGATGGGTTCTTTGACCGAGAAACTCATCAAACAAGTTGAGAAACTCAACGATGGTGGTTCCAAAGATGATGATCGTTTTTGGAAACCTGTAATGGATAAAGGTGGAACTGGTTCTGCTGTAATCCGTTTTCTTCCTGCTCCCGAAGGTTGTGATTTGCCTTGGGCTCAGGTTTGGTCTCACGCATTTCAAGGTCCTGGTGGTTGGTTGATTGATAATTGCCTCACCACTTTGGGTCAAAACTGTCCTGTATGTGAAAAGAACCGTGTTCTTTGGAACTCTGGTTCTGATCGTGATAAAGAAGAAGCACGTAAACAAAAACGTAAACTTTCTTATTTCGCAAACATTTATGTTGTAAAAGATCCTGCGAATCCTGCAAATGAAGGACGAGTGTTCCTTTATAAGTTTGGTAAGAAAATCTTTGATAAGATTATGGCTTCGATGCAACCTGAGTTTGATGATGAAGAACCAATTAATCCCTTTGATTTTTGGAAGGGTGCTAACTTCAAACTGAAACTAGTGAAGAAAGATGGTTATTGGAACTATGATAAATCTGAATTCGCACCATCTTCTGCTCTTCTTGATGACGATGATGAACTGGAAACAATCTATAAGTCACTCAACAACTTGAATGACTTTGTTGCTCCAGGTGAGTTCAAGTCTTATGAAGATTTGAAGAAACGTCTTGATTATACTCTTGGTCTCAAAGGAACTCCAAAGTTCCAAGACCCCGAGACGATTGATGAAGAAGAAGAAGTTGAAGTTTCACGTCCTGCGAAAGAAACCACTTCAGTTCGTTCTTCTGTTTCTACTGATGACGAGGAGGATGGGGATGATACACTTGCATATTTTGCGCGTTTAGCAGCAGACTGATTTCAAAATCAACTTTTAAATCCATTTTACCCCCGAAAAAAATCGGGGGTATTTTTTTGTCTGTAGGGTTCACACCCCAGTAATTTTTGGATTATAACCACGTTTAGTATTTTGATTTATATATTGTGAAGATTCCGCATACTTCATAATGTTCTTCATATCACCTATAAAGACTGCTAGGTATTCTGGTTTTAAAATTAATATTTTTCTTTTCTTTTCATTTTCCAAAACTTCATATTCATAATTACTTACTTCTTTAATAGATGAAGATGATGCTTTATTTTTATTTGTATTAGTAATAGAAATTGCTTCAACGTTTCTTGATACTTTTATTTTTACACCATTTATGGGAGGTTGAAGAGACATAAGAATTTTTATTTTATTTAGAATTGTTGTTTGAATTTAAATACTGGGACAATCGCACCATCTACTTCTTCGCCTACAATTTCGTATAATAATGGATTGAGGACTATATCATTTTCAAATATAATATCAAGAACTTGAATGGCAGTATTTTCAGTTCTTCCTTTTACTGTGGTTTCTCCTCCCCAACTGGCAGGCCAAGTATCTAAACTATTTGTGATACTAATATCAATTTTATTTTGTCTTCCACTAATTTTTAATGAAGATAAATTATATCCAATGTCTTTTATAATTGCCTGTGTGGTTTCTGTCGTACCATTATAAACAGGAAGATATTGATTTAAATTGATTGTAATAACATCTGTATCTTCTTTTGGAAATTCACCTAAATTATAACTATTAAATTGTCCTGGACCAGTTGCAACTGATATTTGTTTTCCTGAGTCAACTTGATAACCACCAGGAACTACAACACGTTCATATTCGTCTCTAAATTCAACAGTTTCATAGTGATGAGGTTTTGCAAGTTCTTCATCACTTCCATACTTATCTATAAGATACTTATAAAAACTATTATTATCTAACGGCCAATTTTGATTGATATTTGTGATATTATTTGTGATTAAAATTACCCAATCAAGGTCTGCGTTGTCGTAAACTTTTGCAGCAACTTGGTCTGGTCTTTCATTATCAATAATTTGATAATATTCAAAAGCAGTTATAGCATTCGCAATATCTTCTCTTAATTTTGCTCTTTTGAATATATTTTTAGTTACAACATAATCGTCATTAAATGACTGATTAGGAAAATTCGCAATATACTGGAAATTTGGAAGTTCTCTAAAATACGGCATTTTAGACGGTAGGTCTTTTGAGTATTTAGATATAATAAATGAATAAAATAAATTTAGGAGGCAATAGTACCATATTTTTTTATATGATAGTAAGATTTGCTAGTAATTTGTATAGCATTCAATATGCAGTCATAAATCGTTCCATCATAATATATCTTTTTTGCTGCTGGACTTTTTCCTCCAGTAATATTTGGATTTTTAATTCCTTTATTCCAAGGAACTTTTCCTTGTGTTGCTTCACTTATTTTTCTTTTAGTTTCTTCTGAATGTTTATGTCCAGGAATTCCAGTTCTTGCTTTAGCACGGATAATGACGGAGTTCTTGCTTTTTTCGGTAATAGTTTTAGATTTCCCCTTATTAGATTCTGAAATTTTTTTCTTGTGGTCTATAGTTAATTTTTTTCCTTTTGTTGCTTTACTAATTTTTTTCTTTGTTTCTTCGGAAAGAGTTTTACCATAATTGTAATGATTTTTACCTTTTCCTTTAGAATATAATTTACCTTTCCTTTTAGAATATGATTTACCTTCCATTTTAGGATATGATTTACCTTTCCTTGCTTCACTTATTTTTCTTTTGTGTTCTTCAGATAATGTTGTTCCGTATACAGAAAAACCAGTAGAAGTTTGATATGACTTATTAGCAAAGTGGGGATTTTCTACAACCTTATAATATTCCTGTAAAATAATCTCATCAACATATGCTTCTTCTCTTGTAGCATAATCACTTTTGAGTATTATTTTTTGCGTTGGTTTGAATGTTTTATCTTTGAATGAACCGAAGTAGTTTATATCTTCTTTTGGTAAGCATTTACAACTTCTACTACCAAAATATCCTCTACCATATTCCTCATAGGAATAATAGACATAGTGATACTCTGTGAGTTCCATAACTGCTCTTAAGTTGGTGGTTATTATTATTTATACAGGAAAAGCACCCGAAAGTGCTTTATCCCAACCTGAAAAGAACCACCAACTCAGGCACTTTTATTTATTGATTGAATTAAAATGAATTAGTACCCTACATCGTCTTGTTTTACTGAACTAAAATTATCCAATCTAAGATTACCTGTAAATTTATCAGAAACATCTTCTTGATAATCACTCTCATATACAGGTTCAATTTCTTGAAAATTTAGAGACATAGTAAGAGATACTGGTTGTCCTTTATCATACGCAGCCCATTGACCGTCAGGAGCATAAACTACACTCATATTAACAAGAGCACAAATCTTAAATTTATTTAATCCAGATATTTCTTCATTCCCTGTTTTGTATGAAAGTTTAAAAACATTTGGAGTTCCAAGAAAAAGAGAAGCAGCACCAGCACCAGACTGTGAGTTTAATTTTCTTGGGGCACTTCCCTGTTTAAACATACGAATAATTCTTTTTACATTTGTTGCTTCACTGGCACTTCTTGGACTCATACGCCAAGTGAAACCAAATTGACGAAGTGTTGGACCTTGGAATAATAATTCAAGGTTTGAGTTTGGGACAATTCCATAACCTCTTGCTAAAATAGTTTCTGCTGGAAGTTCAAATCCAGCATTTTTTAATAATAATGAAGTTATTGCTGCTTTGGTTTGTTGATTTTGTAATAATGCATTTAAATCAGTACCAGTTCCTGCTGCACTTCCTATTGCTGCTATCTGATAGATACTTTGACTAGGCAAATTGACACCAAACTTTGCCTGGACCGCAGTTGCCAAAGCTGCAATTACTGCTTGTGTGATTCCTGTTTGCATTCGGTTAGAACTAACTTTACCAGCAACTGCTGCTGTAAGATTATTCATTGAGTCATCTCCCCAACCTATAGCATTATTATCTTGAATGCCAGAAGGAATTGGTAAAACTGTAGTTGCAATTGGTTTTTTTAAAGCACTGTTTCTTTGTAATCCTTTTATCAAAACTGATGAGAAATCAAAGTTTGGATTTGTAAAAAGGTCTCCAGATGGTGGTTGATAACGATACATTGTAATTTGTAATGTATCTTGTTGATTTTTTAAAATATCAATTGGGTATAGTAATAGACCACTATCTTTAAAAATTTTGTCTTCGTTGTTGCTATCAAAATTAAGATTAGCAGTATCATTAAGATTTATTGACCCTGGTGTTGCTGCTAATATACCACCTACTCCTGGCACTGCCGTTGCTATTCCTGGATTTGTTCCTGGAAAACTATTGTTTACTCCTGCTGGACTATTTTGATTTGCTGGTCTTGCGGTAGCATTAACCACGTTTCCACCAGCAGTACCTCCTTTTGCTTGATATGCTGCGTATACTTTTTTTCTTATATCTGTCGATAATTGTTGTGCCAGTGCTGTTGGTTTGTTTGGATCCCCATCTGTAAATAAATTCGGGTCTTTTAATGCATCATTATACCAACTACCGTTTTTATAAAATATTGCATTTCCTGATACTGCGTCATAACCAAGTATATTTTTTTCTTTTAATTCGTAGTCACCATTTGTTGGATCGTATCTAATTCCAAGTTCAAGGCCCAAAGGTCCAACAGATGAACGATAATAATTATCTTTTAATACTTCATATGCCATCTATGGTGCGTCCCAAACTTTGGTTTTAAATACTGGTTGACCTCTTTTATCAACAAATTTCTCTGTTGGAAGCAACGATACTTCTCTCCATTCTTTTTCAGGCACTTTAAAGAATTCAGTCATCACTCCAGAGAAGAGGTATTTATGTAAAGTTTTCTTGGGTGCATTTATAATTCCTTCTTTATTTAGAAAGGATTGTGCGACACCTCCACGATACTGTGGATTAAGATAGTGTAGATTTGCTCCAAGAAACCAACCTTCTGCAAAACTAATTTCTATAATGTAAGATAGAGGATGTTTATCCCAGTATTCATATTTCTGTGGATACTTTGCAGAATACAAAAAGAAAACTAAATCTCCTGGTTTTATAAATCCAGTATCTGCTTCATTAATATCTCTTTTTTGTTGATTTCTCAATTCATTCATTAGTGAATTGGTCCACCAATCACTACTGCGATATTTGTTGCCTGCTTGCTTTCTGATGTCGTCTGCTATCATTTGACTGGAATTCCCAATTCTTTTTCTGTGAATATTTTAAATTCATAATTTCTATCAGCACACCAATTTCTTGCTGCTTCCCATTTTGCCTGATTGACTACCCACATTTTAACTGAATACACCCAAGACTTTGTTCTTCTTTTTGGATTTGTTTCAGGCATTTTTAAATCTTTTTGTGGTTTGATTTCAACAACAAGAGTTCGATTGTTTCCGTCTTTATCTTTATACTTCACAAAAAAGTCTGGAAAATATCTGTGAACTTTATTGTCAATTGGTGAACGATAAGCAATACAAAATTCTTCACTTTTCCAAGAGTTCACACTTTCAGTCAAATCACAATATTGCATAAACTTTAATTCATATGAAGACCTATAAACAATATTTGATGGGTCTCCACCATACTTTTGTGGATTGTGGGGTCTATATTTTCCCTGTCTATATTTACTATCTTCGTTACGAGGCATACATATTATAAACACTTAAAAATATTTATAGATGGCTGCTCCAGATAGAGGGTCTCCGCGTATAGGACCATTTTACCTTAAGATGACGGAAGGTGCTCCAACAAATGGAATGCCCTCAGCAAGAGATATTTTTGGTAATTTATCTCTTACTAGTCAATTTAAAGTATCATTACATTTAACAAATGTTGATGCTGGTGGAAGTGGATTGATGAGTTGGTTGCGTAATTCGAATGTTATTACTGCAAATCAAACAAAAAATTATGTCTATGATTTTTATTGTGCGGAAGCAGTTATTCCTGGAGTTCAGTTTGATGTAACGGAAGAAATGGGAAGTCGTCAGGGAACGATTGAAAGATTTCCAACGAGAAGAATTTTTCCAGAATTTACGATGACTTTTTATGTTGATAATGAATATAATTTAATTCGTCTTTTTGAAGAATGGATGAATTATATCAATCCGTTATATGCTGGGACTGGTCTATTGCCACCAAGTCCAAGAGGACAGGGAGATGGTCCTGGAAAAGAAAAGACAGATTTCTTTCGTTTTAGATACCCAGATGACTATAAGAGAATTATATCACTTACAAAGTTTGAGAGAAATTTTGATAGTTCAAACCCAAATAATGTAAAATTCCCACCACATTTAACTTATAGAATGATTGAAGCATTCCCAACAAATATCACTGCGATGCCTTTAACTTATGAGGGAAGTCAAATTGTAAAAACAACAGTCACTTTCCAGTATACAAGATATGTAATGGAAAAGAATTACGGTACATTAGACAAATAAATAATTTTAATGATAGTATAAATTATGCCATTACCTAAGATTTCTACACCAACGTATGATTTGGTTTTACCATCAACTGGAAAAACAATTAAATACAGACCATTTCTAGTCAAAGAAGAAAAGATATTAATTCTTGCTCTTGAAAGTCAAAGCACAAAAGAAATTACAAATGCAATCAAGCAAGTATTAAAAGATTGCATTTTAACAAAAGGAATTAAAGTAGAAGAACTACCCACTTTTGATATTGAATATATTTTCTTAAATGTTCGTGGTAAGTCAGTTGGAGAAAGTCTTGACTTGATTATAACTTGTGGTGATGATGGAGAAACACAAGTTCCAGTTACAGTGTTTATCGACCAAATTGAAGTTCAAAAAGACCCAGAACATAGCACAGATATTCATCTTGATTCTGATTTGGTTTTGAGAATGAAGTATCCTTCATTAGACCAGTTCATTAAAACTAATTTTGACTTTAGTGCAGAACAAAGTTCATCAAGTATTGAAAGGTCTTTTGATGTAATCACTTCTTGTATTGATGTTATTTTTAACGCAGAGGAAAGTTGGTCTGCTGCGGACTCTACTAAAAAAGAATTGACTGATTGGATTGAAACCTTAAACTCAAATCAATTTAAGGAAATTGAGAAGTTCTTTGATACGATGCCTAGACTTTCTCATACCGTAAAAGTTACAAATCCAAAAACTAAAATTGAAAGTGAAGTTACGTTGGAGGGATTGACATCTTTTTTCGGTTAAGTATGGCTCATATGGAACTAGAGTCATATTTTAGAATTAATTTTGCCTTGATGCAGTTCCATAAATATTCATTAACTGAGATTGAAAATATGATGCCCTGGGAAAGGGACATCTACTTAGCACTTTTACAGCAACATATTGAAGAAGAAAAATTAAAACAGCAGCAACAACAAAATGGTTAGTTCTGTTCTTAGTCCAGAAAAAGTAATAGGAAGACAGAATACAAATAAAGTAGCAGCACAGAACTTTATTTCAGGTGGTTCTATACTTGGTGCTTCTGTTGTGAATGGTGCTGCAAATAAAATTGTAGGTTTTCAAAGAGCAGGAGTTCAACCAGCAGCTCCAGTAGTTAATAATATTGTAAGCACAATAACCACAAATATTAATAATAATGTAACGAATGTAATTAACAAAACTCTTCAGGGATTTTCTGCTGATTATCAAAGACGATTGAAACAAGTAGATGATGCAAAACCAATTGGTATTCTTGGTAAGTTTTTAAATTTTTATAAGACTGCTTTAGGTTTTATAAACTTTTTTGGTAATAAAAAAAATATTAATAAAGTAAGAGATAATTTAGAGGTACTTAAAAAATCATTTACTGAAAGTTTTGAGGTTGCAAAATTAATTCGTCAAGTTATAATCAAAATTGTAAAACAATTATCTAATCTTCCTGTTGCTTCACCTTCTGGTGGTGGAGGATTAAATCTCGATGTTGATATTCCTGGTGGTGGATTGAGGAAATCTGCACCAAGAGGACTTCAGAGAATGATGGGTGGAAAAGGCAAAATGCTTGCTCTTGGTGCTGGTGCATTAGGACTTGGTGCTCTTGGTGCTGGTGCGGTAAATGCACTCTCTGATAGTCCACAAGACCAAGCACAAGCAGCACAGACATCCCCAGAAATTCCTGGGGATGTTGTTGATAAGTTTTCTTCAATTGTTGATAGATTTGCAAATGCAATCAGTGCGATGTTTAAAACGCAAAAAGATAAACCAAAAGGATCTCCTGGTGGTGGAGGAGGTGGATCGAGAAGTCCTGGTGGTCCTAGTCCTGGTGGTCCTAGTCCAAATCCAAATTTAATGGGAGGACCTGGAATAGAAGGATTGGCATCTTTTGTTGCAGGTGCAGAAACTGGGGGAAGATTTGATGCTTATAATGCTGACTTAGGTAAAGGAGACCCCAAAATATTGGATACGAATATAAGTAATCTTAGATCTTATATTTCAAAATACCCCAATAGTTCTGGTGCAGTTGGAGCATATCAATTTATGCCAGAAACAGCAGAGGGTTTGGCAAAACAAATGGGAATTGATCCAACTAAAACAAAATTTACACCAGAAGTACAAAAACAATTACATTTGTTCCATTTAAATCAACTTGGATATGGAAAGTATGTGAAAGGTGAAATGTCAAAAGAAGATTTTGGTGCAGCAATTGCACAACAATATAGAGCAGTTCCAAACCCAAGAACAGGTTATACTTGGAATGATAGTGCGGCAGTTAGAAATAAGGCTCAAGTTACTAATGAGCAATATTTGAGAGCATTGGAACAATCTAAACAAGGAGCAGTTTCTGGAGCACCACCAGCACCAGTATTACCATCACCAACACCAAAACCTGGAGTGGGTGGTCCAGATTTGCCAGATTTGATGCTTTCACCGCAGAAAAGAGAAGAATTGAAACTTTCTGCCACAACTGTTTCTCAACCACCACCATCACAACAGCAACAACAACCTATTATAATGCCGATTAATTTGGGTGGTGGAGGACAACAACAATCAGGAGGAGGTGGAATGAGTGGTCCTCCACCTTCACAAGGGAGTGGACCATCAGTTCCATTTTTACCAGCAGGAAATCCTGATAATTTCTTGGTTCTTTATTCTAGAATGGTTTATAATATCGTTGACGGATAATGAAAAAAACACTTTCCTCTCCTTTAGTTGCTGCAGCAAATAATATTGTTTCTCTTGGTTCAAGGTCAAACTCTTTATCAAAGTTTCAACGTGAATATATTAATTTTGGTAAATTTTTAGAAGTAGAAAAAAGGTCATTAGAAAAATTAAAACTACCAGACAAGAAGAAAATAAAAGCACTTGCAAGTTTAAATATTGCAAGTAATTTTGGAAAACCAGGAAATCTATTAGGTTCTTTGTTTAGTGGAGCATTAGACCTTGGTGGATTTGTTGGTAATATGTTTCCTGGAAGAGGGAAGATTGGAAAACCACAAAGACCATCAAATATAAAACCACCAAAACCAACACTTAGAGGACCAAAATTAAAATTGGGTGGTATGAGGGCAGTTGGTGTTGGTAATGCACTATTTGCTGGACTTGATTTTGCGACTGGTCTTGCAGAAGGTGAAAGTGTAGGAAAAGCAGCAGCAGGAACAAGTGGAGCACTTGCTGGTGGATTGCTTGGTGGAGCAATCGGTCAAGCACTCATTCCTATTCCAGGACTTGGTTTTGTTGTTGGAAATATAGCTGGTAGTTTTCTTGGTGGATTTGCTGCAGATAGACTTTATGAAGGTGGAAGTTCTCTTAAACAAAAACTTGCCAAAAGATTAAAAGGACAAGAAGAAAAACAAAAAGCACTTACTAGTGATTCTGGTTCTCTTTCTGATTCTATATCTAAATTCGACAAATCGGTTGGAAAATTTGAAGAATTTATTTATAAATCATTTGCTTCAGTTGTGAATGCTGCATCATCTGCTGCTGGTTCTGATGAAATGATGTTGGATTATGGTTTAGATCCAGATTCAGTTCCAGATGCTCCTGAAATTTCAGGAGAACTTCCAGATATGACTGCCGAAGGTGGTCAAATGCCCAGCAAATATACTTCATCTCCTTATGGTTGGAGATGGGGAAGAATTCATAGTGGTGTTGATTATGCTATTACGGAAGGAACCCCAGTAAGTGTGATTCAACCAGGTCAAGTAACCTACGCACAATTTAATGATGGTGGGTATGGATATGCCGTACAAGTTGCTCATCCTGGTGGTTCTAGTAGTTTTTATGGGCATCTAAGTAAAATATTAGTCAAAGAAGGACAACAAATAGAACCTGGAACTGTAATTGGAAATGTCGGAAGTACTGGACGTTCTACTGGACCACACGTTCATTTTGAAGTTAGACAAGGAAGCAAAAGATTAGAAATACCTACAACTGAAGGAGATAAGTATTTTAGATTTGGTGGAAATGTAAAAGTCAAACCAAAGGCAGGAGTTTCGGGAGCAGGTTCTAATCCTTTTGTTTTAGAATTACACGCAGACCCAAATGCAAAAGGACAAAAAACAGGATTAATCCCAAGCAATACTAGTCCAGATACTGCTGTTTCTCAAGCACTTATTTCTAGTTTTGGGACTTATGGTAAAAATTTTAGAGGAGGATTGGGTGTTACAAATCGAGGTGGAAATATTTTAGAATCAGATATGGCATTAGGTGCTGAAGCAAATGCAAAAAGAATAGTTGAAGCAATGATGAAAGATCCTAAACGAGCATATCATATTTTTGCAGGACACGCTGATGTAACAAAAGGTGAAACTGGTGCTTCTGGAGAAAAAGAATATAATTTGAAAACTGCGGAATTGGTAGAAAAATTAGCAAAGGCACAAGGATTAAATGTAATGTATCACAAATCTATTATTGCAAATGAAGCAAGTGATCCAAATTCAAATCTCTCCAGAATTAAAGCAATAATGGATGCTTCGAAGAAACCTGGAATAGGTGGACCAGAAGCAGACCCAAAAATGCTTGAGATGTATAAACAAGGGTTAATAAATCAAATGAGTAATTATCCATCATATAATCAACCAGGTGGTGGTGCTTCTGTGATTATGCCTATAATGATGGGTGGAGGTGGTGGAGGACAAAAACCAGTCTTCATTCCTGTTGGAGGAGGTGGAGGTGGTGGAACTGTGATTATGCCTGGACCAACTGAAGGTCAAGTGGTAAATAGTCTTATGAAAACAATGTTACTCACCAATCTTTCCGCAACGTAATGGCAGCATCAGTAGCATCCTTTAAACCGAATTATTTTACTATTCAATCTTTGGATGGTAGTACAACTGTTGATGTTACAAACTCTTGTTTGTTCTTTGATTATTTTGAGGATATTTTATCTCCTTGTGTGACTGCTATTGCAGAACTGATGAATAGTTCGTCCTTGTTTAATATCTTACCAATTCGTGGTGGAGAAAAAGTTACAATTAGTGTTGATACTGCTTTTGGTGAATTTGTATTGGATGACTTATATGTTTATAAAGTCAGCAATCTTGATGCACAGAAAAAAAGAGAAATGTTCACTTTATATCTTGTTTCTCGTGAAGGATTAACAAATGAAACTTCAAGGTGTCAGACAATTTATAGAGGAAATTTACAAAATACTGTAACAAAAATACTCAAAGATGACTTAAAAACTAAAAAGTATAAAACTGAAAATATAGAACAAACATCAAATGATTATTCTTTTATCGGAAACAATCGCAAACCATTTCACGTTTTAACTTGGTTGGGACCAAAAGCAGTTCCAGCAAACGGACAAAATTCTGGAACTGCTGGTGAAGAAGCAAGAGGAACTGCTGGTTTCTTATTTTATGAAAACAAAGATGGATTTAATTTTAGAAGTATTGATAGTTTAGTCTCAAGCACAAAAATACAAAATAATAGTGCCGATAAAGAAAATATACCATATTATCTTTTTACACAAGTAATTGAGGAAAATCAGACAAAAACTAATTTTAATATATTGAATTATAATTATGAAAAGAATATTGACTTAATGAAATCATTAAGAGTTGGTATGTATGTAAATAAGACTTATTTTTATGATTTGTATTCCAATACTTTGGATTTATATACTTATAAAGTAAAAGACCAAGTTAAGAGTAAATTGGGTGGTGCTGAAAGTATTGCTGTATCTGATGAATTTGGTGATAGTATTTCTCGTATTATGGTAAGAACATCAGATAGAGGTTCTTTGAAATCAGATGGTTCGGTAAGTGATAGATTGAGAAGTGGTGCTGATATGGCAATGTCATACTCTAGATACAATTTATTGTTTACACAAGCACTAAATATGGTTGTTCCTTGTAATGTAAATTTGAAAGTAGGTGGAATTATTCACGCAGAGTTTCCACGAATAGATAGAAATACAAATATGACTTCAGATGAAGAGCAAAGTGGATATTATTTAATCAAAGAATTAAGACATCATTTTGAAGGTGGACAAATGGTTACAAGTTTGAGACTGATTCGTGATAGTTACGGTCTTTATAGTTCAAATAAATAAGAGAAATGGAATTGCAAGAATTTATCAACGATATATGTGAGGAATTACAAAACTCCTCAATAAATGTACAAAGAAAAAGATATTTAAATGCATATCTAGAAGAACTTTTAGAATATCAAAAGCACAATCCTGATGCTGTTGGTATTCCAAGTACATTAGAATTATTTTGTGACTTAAACCCACACGCACTGGAGTGTAGAATTTACGATGATTGAAGAGGCTTTATTAAAATCCAATTATATTGGAAAAGATGGTTTTAGTTGGTGGATAGGACAAGTTGCTAAAAAGGATACTTGGGAAAAAGGTTCTCAATTTTCCAATCAAGGAGATTGGTCCGCACGATGCAAAGTAAGAATTGTAGGGCATCATTCTTTTGATGGAAATATTTTAGCAGATGATGATTTGCCTTGGGCTCAAATCATGCTTGACCCTTCTTTTGGAAGCGCACAAGGTGGAATTGGAGGAACAATAAATCTCAAGGGTGGAGAAACTTGTTTTGGTTTCTTTCTAGATGGAGATGACGGGCAACAACCTGTAGTTATTGGTTTGTTGTATCGTAGTGATGGAGTTAAGAATTTACAAACAGAAGATGTAGTTAAAAAAGAAAGAAGTTCTCAATTTAAACCATTTACAGGGCACCCTGGAAATAATCCACCAAGTACGCAAAGAAATATTAGAGGTGAGAAGGAAATAGACCAAGCAGACCCAAATAACTCACCAAAAGAAACCACACCAGTCCCAAAAGATTTAGTAAATCTTGCTTACACCACCGACCTTGGGTTCAATATTGATGGAGTTCCAGTTACACCACAATTGGGAGACAAAATTGCAGGAGTATTTAAAAATATTCCTGCTTCTTCAACGAATGCTATTGGAGCAGCGTTTACAAAACAACCCGCATTTATAAAACCAAATGGTTGTCAAAACAATTTAATCGGTCAAATCACGCAAGGACTTCAAGATTTTATTGCGGTTACAAATGGATTGGACCAGTATTTGGGTACTTATATTGACCCAATATTAAATGAAATTGTAGATATTGGAAATTCAATTAGAAATTGTGCTAGACAAATTGGTGGAATTGTAAAATTAATAATTAACAATTTAAGAAATACAATTTTCAAATGTATTGTTTGGGCATTTAGAAAACTTGTAGGATTGGTTGTTCCTCCTCCACAACAAACAATTGTTTTGGAGGTGATGAAAAAAACATTAGATGTAATTTTTTGTATTCTTGAAAAACTCCCTGGTGGTATTATTGATTATATTGAAGGATTGCTTGGTGATTTAGCAGCAAATACAATCAATGCACCAGTTTGTGCTGTGGAGAAATGGACTGCTGGAGTTTTAGCAAAAGTGATGGATAGTATTGAAGAAGCACTTTCCACAATTATGTCTGGAATTGGTTGGTTGACTGGTGGTCTTTCAACTGTATCTGGTATTTTAAATCAAGCAAGTTCATTAGCATCACAAATTTTTAGTTTTCTTGAATGTACTGGTCTTGCTTGTGAAACTCCAAGTGTATGGTCTGCTAATTTTGGACCAAGTGAAAAAGATGCAGACAATTGGCAAAAAATGGTTGATGATGTAAATGTATTTAAAGGTGTAAGTGATGGGTTGGGATCAATTGAATCTGCTTTTGGTGAAACTCCACTTTATGCTGGAATAACTGGAGTATCTAATAATGCATTTAGTCAATGTAACGAAAAGGTAATCAATCCAACAACTCAAGAAGATATTGTCCCACTACCAATTGGGTCAAAATACAAAAGATGCATTCCACCAATCGCAAGAATTGTTGGTGATGGTGTAGGTGCAAGTGCTACTCCAATTGTAGATGAAACTGGTTCAATACTTTCATTTGACATTAAGAGTGGTGGAGTTGGATATACTAAAGCAACAGTTGTAGTTGTAGATAATACAGGACACGGAAGTGGAGCACAAGCAAAGGCAATTATATCTGCTGCTGGTACTGTATCTTCAATATATTTGACTGATATTGGTTCTGGATATTGTCCTGGAAATTATACAAATGTTGGTGTTGGTTCAACTGTAAGTTCTGGAATAAGCAGTGATGTATCTGGGGGTATTCAAGATATAATTGTAATTGCCCCTGGATATGGTTATACCTCTGGCGATACAATCACGGATGGTACAAATACTTACACTCCAATAGTTACTCCTGGTTCTGGTGCGATTGTTGGAATAAAACCAGTAATAAATTCAATTGGTGGATTTAAGACGACACCAACATTAACTATAAATACCAGAACAGGAGTTGCTGCAAATGTTGTTCCACTTATGAAGTTTACCCCAACTTATAATACAGTTAATCAAACAGCAACAGCAACATCAATTTCTGGAATTGTAACATCGGTAATAGATTGTGTATGAGCGACCCACATATTAAACAAAATGTAGGACACAGAGTTGAATCTGGAACATCTTGTTCCGCACAAGGTAAAATAGATTATTCAGTTACCACTGACAATAATCAAGGATTTGTATTTTATGAAAATGGAAATCTAATTATTAGAAATAAAGCATCTTCACACGAGTTGTGTGGAGAACATCTTACTGACGATGTGACACCAGCAAAAACTATTGATGCAGCAAATGGAGATATTCACATTCGAGCAAAGAATGGAACAATTATTTTAGAAGCAGCAAATATTCGTTTAGTTGGTGTTGATGGAAAGGGAGGGGAAATTACAATTCAAGCATCAAAACAAGTTCATATAGATGCTCCAACAGTAGGAGGACAAGGAACAAATATAACTTTAGCTGCCTCTCAAAGTGCTAGTATTGCTGGAAGTAACACTGATGTTACAGGACACGCGCAAGTTACTACTAGTTCTGGTGTAGATAGTGATAGTTCCTCTGTGTTGGGTCAAATTCTTCAAGCAGTTAAAAAGTTTAAAGAATTTTTCAATTCTATTTGTGCTTAATTATGGCTGATTTTACCGTCCTTAATGCTGGGGAAAAACTAGTTGTAGGACAACTAGATATGTCTTTTTTGACTGCTAATTCCAAACTTACACCTGGAACAGCAGTTATTAATGGACCTTGTTATATTGGATTAACTCCACAAATTGGAATTGCAAGAGCAACTTGTATGATTGGTCCTCCTATACCTGGAGTTACTCTTCCTGTTTCTCTTGAAGTGACTGGAATAACTAATTTTGCTGGTATTACAAATACAGCAGGAACTGTAAACGATTTAGCACTATCAAATATTTTTGGATTTACTAGTAGAATTGGTGCCGAAATACAAGCAGCATTTAAAGCAATTTTTGGTCTTAAAACAAATGCTGCAGTACAAATAACACAAGGTCCAAAAGTTTGTCAGGCAATTGCTACTGTTCCATTGATTAAGGCAGACCAAGGAATTTTTAATAATTGTACGGCTGCATTGGGTGTTTTTTCTTCTGTTGCTGCGCCATTTAAAAAATTTGATATCACACATCCCACAAAATCTGGTTATAGGTTAGTTCATACTTGTTTGGAGGGTCCAGAAATTGGTGTATATTATCGTGGTAGACTTGTAAATTCAAATGTAATTGAATTGCCAGAGTATTGGAGAGGTTTGGTAGATGCTGAAACAATTACCGTTTCACTAACTCCACATACATTTCACCAGGAACTTTATGTAAAAAGTATTGAATGGGGAACTAGAATTAAAATTATAAACAATTGTGGTGGACCAGTTGATTGTAGTTATGTTGTTTATGCGGAAAGAAAAGATGTTCCAAGATTGGAAATAGAACCAAAACAAGAAGAAGATAAAACTTATCCTGGTGATAATGCCCAATAAATATGTTATTACTATAAAGAAAAAATATAATTAATTATTATGGCGATATCAACTGATTATGCTGCTGAAATACAACAGATTAATTCCACAGTCGCACAATATTTTGCGTCCATCGGTCAATCGCAAGGTTATTATGTCAACCCACCAAATACTACAAATGCACTTCAAGCACAATTAGATGAGAAAAGAACAGGTGTAGGAAATAGTGATACTTCAATCACAGCAACCATTATTGTAGATCAACAAGAAGAGTTAGACAGAAAACTCTCAGAAGTTGAGATGTTGAAAGATCAATTGACAATTATGGACGTTAAGATTGATCGATTTGATGCTCTTATTCAAAATATTGATAAAGAAATTATTCCTCTTATCGATGAGATTAATGTTGCAATTTCATCAGTAAAAACTGCATATGATGCTAGAATTACTGCTGGTTGTAAGAGTGATTTGTATTGGGAACAAATAGGCATCCAATATTATGGATATGGAGGTTTTTATTATTATAATATATTATATCAATGTAAGAAAAATCCAAATGTAAGAACTGATTACGGTTATTATGGAGCAAAGTATTATAGAAAACCACAAAACCAAGATTATGGTGCAAATATTGTTAAAGAATTTTTAGGTACTATTAGTACAGGAAGTACAAGTTTAGCAATAATAAGTAGTGACGGAACATCAAATTTACAAGTTGGAGATACGATTACAGATAATGTAGATAATCCAACAGTATTTTCTTCTGCGAACTTACCTTCAATTGTTGGTTTTGGAACCACAGCAATTGTAGGAACTTCTACACAATTTGGTGGTACAATTAGTTATGGTTCTACGATTATCGCACATACTGGAATTGGAACTACTGGTAATATTAATGTTGGAGATACAATAACTCTTTCTAATGTTTTAGCACCAAATACAAAAGTTGCTGGTATTGGAACTACAACTGCAACTCAAACAGTTTGGAATCCAAATTATGGTGGTGCTGGTGTTGGTTCGATGATAAGCACATCAGTATCTGTGCCTAGTTTAATTGTAAGTGTTGCATCAATTGGTAGTACCACAGATGGAACATTTACAGTTGGTATTTTATCCACATTTCCATCAGTAATTTTAAGTGGAGCATCCATAAAAGAAGCAACCAATACGAATTTTACATGTATAAGAACTACACAAATTGACGCAACTACATTTGATTATTCAAATAATCCCGTAGACCCAGTGACTATTGGAATTATAGGAAACAATACACTTGGATTGGGACATAAGTTAGTAAGAGTGAATAATGGAAGTCCAGTTGGTCCATTTCAATGGAAAGAAGTAATGACTTCTAGTTTTGCGGATAAAACAGACGCACAATTAAATGATAATGAAAGATATTTAAGAGCAACATATCCAGAACCCGATTGTGGTGCAAGTTATGCAAGATATTATCCAGGAAATACTTCTTGGCCTGTAAAAAATATTTTTACTTATGGTATTGGTGGATATCCTGCAATATCTACATCATTCTCATATGCACAAGAGGGAGATACAGTTATTGTTGGATTTGGTCTTACTTCTCCTTTTGGTATTGGTTATGTAGGAGTATCATCAATAAATCCAAGTGCTGGTGTTTGTAATCCACTTGATACTGCAATCACTAATGCCGAGACAAGCAGGGATACAATTATTGCGAGAAATACTCCAAAGATTGATAGTTTAATTGCGTCGGCAAGTGCTTTGAGAAGTATTCGAGATAAGATGGAAGGACAGGCATTTGCTGTTTTACAAGGAAGAGTCTATGGTGATATCGAAGTCAATAAACTCAAAACAGAACTTGCTGCATTGAGAGCAGTAGATTTAAAACAGTATGAACCAGAAACTTATTATTTTAATCCTGATACTGGAAAAACATCTTCTTCTACTGTTGGTATTGGAACTGTTTAATTTTACTCTATAGAATGAAACCTATATATTATAAGAAAAAAAGTACCCGCAATAAGTAATGACGGACAGATTTCCACTTATAGCCAATCCAACATCTAAACAAATTGAGGAGTTGGCTTCTGGTGATAATTTAAATCTCCAAGGAAGTGGTATTGTTGGTGCTACAACTATAACCGCAAGTAAGTTTGTTGGAACTCTCCAAGGGAACGCAACGAGTGCAGACACATTAAACGATGCTGCAAATATAACTACTGGAACAATTAGTTCTTCTAGATTATCTGGTTATTATGGAATTGATGTAAATAGTGCAAATATACTTACGAATGCTGCAAATATAACTTCTGGATTTATTAGTAGTGATAGATTAAATGGTAATACTTATGATATTAATATTGAAGGTCGAGCAAATCGAGCAACATATTTAAATGATGCGGCAAACATTCTTAGTGGAACTATAGATCCATCAAGATTATCTGGAACATATGATATTAATGTTTCTTCTGCTGCAACTTCTTATAATTTAGCACCAGGTCTTTATGCTGTTGATATTACTGGAAATGCAGCAACTGCCACTACTGCTATAAATCTTTCTGGTGGCAATGTTACTGGAACAAGTTTAAACATTACTGGATTTTCTACTTTAGGTGTAACATCAGTTACAAATCTAACAGTAACCAATACTGCAACAATTGGGTATTCTACAATCACATTCTCTTCGATTGGAATTGCTACCATAGGATTTTTGAATGCAACCAATACTAATGTTTCTGGAATTTCCACTGTAGGATTTTTAACGGCATCCAGCATTTCGACACCAAATGCAAATGTTGGAATTTTAACAGCAAATACATTATCAGGTATTAATACTGCTAGTATTACTAATTTGACTGTTGATTATCTTAGAGCATTACAACTTACGACTTTAGACGAAATCAATACTGGAATTGCAAGTATTGGAATTGCAACTATTGGTTTTTCTTCAATTACGAATGCTTATATTGGTATTGCGACCATAAATCAAATTAATATTAGTACAGGTATACTCACTGCGACTACATTTAGTGGAAATTTAACTGGTACTGCTACAACTGCTACAAACCTTGCCGATGCGGCAAATATAACGACTGGAATCATAGACCCAGCAAGATTATCTGGAACTTATAATATTAGCATTACTGGTGATTCTCAAGCATCAACAGCAACAACGGCAACTAATGTTATTGGTGGTATTGCCTCTGTTACTAATTTAAGAGCAACAGGAATTACAACTCTTGGCACTGCCAATGTGAGTCAATTAAATTCTGTTGGCATTGCTACTGCATCTTTCTTTTCTGGAAGTGGAATTGATTTAGTTGGCATTGTAACTCAACTCACAGTAGGAACTGGTCTCACTTTAACGTCTTCTCAAGCAGTTGGAAAAGGAACAGTTCAAGTTGGAATCAAAACTTCAATTGGTAAAACAATTTACGTTGCTTTTGAAGGTAGTGATACAAACACTGGATTAGTGGAAAGTGACGCAAAAAGAACAATCAAAGCAGCAGCAGCACTTGCATTACCTGGAGATACAATTAAGGTTTTCCCTGGAACTTATGTTGAAAATAATCCTATCACATTAGCAGCAAATGTTTCCGTTCAAGGAACAGAACTTCGCAACTGTATTGTAACTCCACAATCTTCAGGTCTAGACTTATTTTATGTAAATAATGGTTGTCATATAACTAACCTAAGTTTTAATGGTGCTCCCGCAACTAATAATGCATCAGTTGTATCATTTGTTCCACTGTCTGGTGTTGCAAGTGATAGATTTTTTGATGCGGCAAGATTGATTAGACTAAATCTTGATTTCATTGCAGATGAAACTGTTGGATATTTAACAAGCACAGATTATAAAAATCCAGTATTCAATACTGGAATAAGTACAATTAAACAAGGTGTCAAGTCTGCACTGAAAGCAGTGTCTCACGATATCACAAGAGGTGGAAATTCCAAGTGTGTAGGAGCAGGAAAATCATACTACACTGCAGAAGGGGCACTTCAAAACATTGTTGGATTTAAGACAGAAACAATTGATGCACTAAATTATGCTGCTGGAATTGCAAGGTCTTGCATTAATAATGTTTCTTTTGCAAAAACAAGTGGTGGAAATTATCAAACGTATTATACTCAAGTAAAAGATTTAAGTATGCAACCTGATGGTGCATACGGCAATGAAAGTCTAAGTGGTTGTGCGAATGTTGTATCGGCAATTTACTCCTGTGTTGGTGTAGTTACAACAATTATCAATCAAGGTTTAAGTGTCCTTGGTGTGGGAATTAATACGACATATCCTGGAAATTCGGGTCTTGGCACATCAGTCGAAAATGACCCATCATTCTCTCCAGGAGTTGGAAATATTGATAAAGGACCTTATATTCGTAACTGCACTAACTTTATTGCAAATAGTATTGGTCTCAAAGTTGATGGATTTGCAGCAGAACCAGGAGACCAAACTGATATTGGTGTAACTGGTTCGATGAGTGTTGATAGTTATACTCAATACAATCAAGGTGGAATTGGTGTTTCGATTACAAATGGTGGATACGCACAATTAGTTTCCATCTTTACTATTTGTGATGATATTGCAATTTACACTGCATCTGGAGGACAGTGTGATATTACCAACTCCAACTCATCATTTGGTAATTATGGTCTTTATTCAGTCGGTGTTGGTGACAATACAACAAAGTCCATTTATCGTTACACTGGAACCGCAACAACAGAGGCAGCAGCGAGGTCAAATGTAATTACGATTTCTGGTGTTGGAACCAATCGTCCTTATGACGGTCAATCTTGCTACTTTGGAACTTTATATTATAATATTAATACTATTCAAGTAGATAATGGTGGT